GGTATATGACAACGATACCAAGTCTGTCTATGTCAAAGAGTAAGGAGGTGGCAGACGATGATAGAGGATGTGTGCCGGACATGTCGGTACAGGAACAGATGCCCGGAGCGGAGCCGGATGATGCTGTGCCGGTCATACAAAAAATGGACCTCAGACGGGTGGAGCCGTCCGAAGTCCAGATAATTAAAAAAATCTAATCACCCTTAGTATAATGGATTTTAAAGGAGATTACAAGTATGAGATTATATGAACTTACAGAACAGTATCAGATTTTGCAGGATATGGCCTATGACCCAGAGGTGGACGAGCAGACGTTGAGGGATACCATGGAAGGCCTGTGGGGAGAAATCGAAGAAAAGGCAGACGGTTACGCCAAAATCATTACCGGAATGAAGGTTGATATTGAAGCACTGAAAGAAGAGGAAGAACGACTTTATGCACGGAGAAAGAGACTGGATGAGCGTCAGAAATGGCTGAAGGACAATCTGGAGGCCAACATGCGTGAAATAGGGAAAACCAAATTCAAGACAGCCTTGTTCAGCTTCAACATCCAGAAGAATGGCGGCCCGCAGACATTAATCATAGACGGGGCCATAGAGGACATTCCAGGACGTTTCCTGATTTCACAGGACCCGGTCCCGAACAACGAGGCCATTCGTAGCCTGCTGGCAGAGAAGCAGGTTGACTGGGCCCACCTGGAGCCGCGCGGTGAGAGCCTGAGGATAAGGTAATGGATAGGGGAGAGATTACACCGTTCCGGATGCAGGTACTGATGGATGTGGCGGCCCGGATTGTGAAGACCATGGTCACGGGTGCCTGGCACCTGTCCTTCGAGGAGATGGACATGGTGCTGGCATTGGTACGGAACGGGATGGACGAGAGCGTGAAACGTAATATGAAAGGAGAACGGAAGGATGTTTTTGAAAACGGGAGAATTGAAGAAGATCATGAAGGCCAGCCTGAAGAAGCACGGCCTGATTGTGGGAAACGTAGATGATCATTGCCTGGTGTATTCGGATTGTTGGGGTGTGTATGTAGAACATCAGTATGCGTCCAACAAATTTAAAGCTGCCATCATGGAGTTGATTGGGGATCTGCCGGAGCCAGGTGAATGCTACCACTATACCATCGGCGCAGACAAGGAGTTGGTCCAGGAAGCGGCTATTGATTATCCGGATCCGTTTGAGGATTGGAAGAGGGCCAAAGACTTTGCCGCGATTACCCCGATGTTCCTGACGGCGTGGCCGCATGAATACCTTGTATTTCAGCGCCACAGTGATCTGTCGTTTCTGACAGCGAAAAGAAAACTTTCGTGCGACGTGATATCTGCCAGTGAGCTGGATCATATGGCCGAAGGAATGCCAAGGCGCCCCAGTATGCTGTGTTCGGTACTGTATTTTAAGAATGAGACAACCATTTACTGGGTACATACGGAATCGCCGGAGACTAAGGCGCGAGAAGTGTTGTTTCCGCACATGAGGGGAATTAGCTTCTTTGAAGATGACTGGATCGATCAGGAAGAAGAGGAACTGACAGACCTGAAAGAGGAAGCTGCAGAAGAGCAGTTGCCATATTAAGGAGGCTACCATGGGATTACCAGTATTGATTTATGGAAAATCTGGGAGTGGGAAAAGTCGGAGTCTGAAATTTTTTGATGAAGACGAGATTGTGCTGCTGAATACAGAGAAGAAAGAACTGCCATTTCGCAAGCGCTTTAAGAAAACTGGAAGCAGTGATGATATTGGAAGGATCATAACAACGATCAACCAGAATCCTGAAAAGGTGTTTGTAATTGATGATGCTGGATATATCATGACACATCTTTTTATGGCGAATCACCGGAATAAAAAGGGGAACGCTTCGTTTGAAATGTACGACGATATTGCGGACACTATGTATGGCTTGGTAAAAATGGTCAAGACAGAGGTGAAGGATCCTGAAAAAATCGTGTATATCATTTTCCATGAGGACACGGATGATTATGGAGTTTCTCGCCTTAGAACGATCGGAAAACAGCTTGACCGAAAAGTGTGCCTGGAAGGGATGGTCACGATCTGCATCCGCTGCATGAGTGAAAACGGGAATCATTTCTTTCGGACAGTTACTGATGGCTCGGATATTACCAAAACCCCGGAAGAGATGTTTGATAAACCGGAGATTGAAAATAATTTGAAACTGGTAGATGATACCATCCGCGAGTTCTATGGATGGAGGAAAAAGGAGGACAAGCAGAATGATTAAAAAACCGCAGGGATATGATGAGGCGGCGGCCTATACTGGGGAATCCCAGCAGCTGCCCAAAGGAAAGTATGAGTGCATTATCAAGCAGGTGGAGGTCCAGGAAACAAAGAATGGAAATCAGCAGTTTGTAATTTTGTATGATATCCTGGCCGGGGATCATAAGGATTTCTATAAGAAATTATTTGACGCCGATAAGGCTCAGAATCCAAACGGTGCAAAATGGCGCGGTGTATATAAACAGAACATGGATGGCAAAGGGCTGTCCTGGTTTAAGGGGATTATCACATCCATTGAGCGCTCGAATAACTTCACGTTTCAGTGGGACAAAAAAGACAATGAAAAAACCTTGCAAGGAAAACGTTTTGGCGGCATATTCCGGCGCCGACAGTATGAAACGGAGAACGGAACCCGTCCCATCGTAACAGAATTATTTCGAATCCGCAGCGTAGCCGGACTTGCCGAGGCGGAAGTTCCAGAGGATGAACTGCTGCCGGAGGGGCCGGCAGGAAGGCCCACCCAGGCGCAGGTGGCGCCTCAATCCAGTGTGGGGGACGGGTTTATGAACATTCCGGATGGAGTAGAGGATGAAGGCATACCGTTCATGTGATTATGATCCGGAGTTGTACCGCAAAGTCAAGGAAGGGATATCCATGCAGCAGGTCGCGGAATACTATGGCATGAAGGTGAATCGGAAGGGGCTGTGTTTATGCCCCTTCCACCATGATACGGATCCCAGCCTTAGGATATATCCGGATGGGAAGGGATTTTATTGTTTTACCTGCGGGACAGGCGGGGACCAGATTAAGTTTACAGCGTTGTACCGGGAAATCAGCAACACGGATGCCGCCAGGGAGCTGGCTGCGGCCTTTGATATCCCTATCAATGTACCAGTAACATACCGGGAAAAGCGGGAGGCGGAGAAAATACAGCGCAGGCGGCGGGAACTGACGGCTTTCATAAAGCGGTCAAGGATGTACCTGACAGTTTACCGTGGGCTGCTTTGTAGGGCAGTCCGTGAGCGTAATGAACATTTCTGGGAAGGACTGGGAAGCTTGTCCCATGTGGAATATCTGCTTGATTGTCTGGAGCAGTGTCCAGAAGAACTATTTGCAGACAAGAAGGCGGTGAAAAAGATTGGAGAAGTCGAAAGACGAATTACTGACTGGTATGTCAGAATTGAGCCCGACGGAACCGTTTCCAGATGAAGTATTCTATCAAATATTTGAGATTGAGGACAATGTAGAACGGACCCAGTATATTGAGGCATTGCGGAATACTGCCAGGAGACTAAAAAGGGCGACAGAATTTAATAACGTTTATAAATCCTTTGTTCTGGATTATGCGCAGAAACAGAAACAGACGGGGCAAAAAACGAGGTTCACGGACCAGCCAATGGAACTGGTTTGCGGTGAATGGACCGCGAATGACCTTGGGGTAAGGACGGTCCGATACGATAAGAATGCAATGCAGATGCCAGTTGTGGCCTGCAGCCATCCAATTCTGCCGGTGGAGATATTGAAAAACGTGGATACTGCCCAGGAGCGCATTACGCTGGCCTACTTCAAGTCCGCCACGTGGCAGACTATCACAGTGGACAGGAGCGTGTGTGCCAATGCCAATAAGATTGTGGATACCCTGAGCCAGTTCGGTATAGAAGTAACATCTGACAATGCAAAGAACATGGTTCGCTACATATCTGAGTGTGTAGGGCTCAATCCTTTGACCCTCAACCCGAAGAAATCTATTAACCGCTTAGGATGGGTGGGAAACTCATTCACTCCCTACGCCGAGGATATCCGATATGAAGGAGATATGGACTATGAGGTTATTTTCCGGAATGTAAAGGAAACAGGAAGTTTTGAGGCATGGAAGGATTTGTGTGCCGACCTGCGGCAGAATATACCGCTTCGGATGATGATGGCGGCCAGCTTTGCTTCAGTACTTCTGGAGCCGCTTAAGATTTTGCCGTTCGTCCTTCATGTCTGGGGGACAACCGGAACCTGCAAGACGGTAGCGCTGATGGTGGCCATGAGTATCTGGGGGAATCCCAAAATGGGCGGCCTGGTCAAGACCATGAACATGACTAAAAATGCCATTATGCGCAATGCTTCATTTTTGTGCAGCATCCCATTCGCGGGGGATGAGCTTCAGACCATTAAAGACAAATGGCAGGGAAACTTTGATCAATTGATTTATCAGATTACTGAAGGGGTGGACCGGGGCCGGGCGCGGGCCTATGGCGGAGTCGAGGAAACCAGGACCTGGAAGAACAGTTTCCTGTTTACTGGAGAAGAGCCGATAACCAAGGCAAATTCCGGTGGCGGCTCTAAAAACCGAGTAATTGAGATTGCAATAGACGGGCCGTTGGTAGATGATGGGCATCATGTCAGCAATGTAGTCCAGGAGAACTATGGGTTTGCGGGGAGGAAATTTGTGGAGTACCTACAGGAGCAGGAAACAGAAAAGGTTGTAGAACGTTACAGGGCAATCTTTGACGAGCTGTGCAGGTTGGATACAACCGATAAACAGGCAATGGCAATGGCATGTATCCTGCTGGCGGATGAGATTGCCGTGAAACTGTTCTTTACAGAAGAACAGGCGCTCCGTGTGGAGCAGGTAAAACAGTACCTGCAAAGTGCATATGAGGTCGATGTGGCAGAGAGGGCCTATCAGTCAGTCCTAAACTGGGCAGCAAAGAATCCAGTTCGTTTTGAGGACCCAAAAGCGCCTGATTCAACCAATAAGGGAGAGGTCTGGGGGAAGATTGATGGAGAGTTGCTGATTATCAACCGGGATGTTTTGCTGGAATATCTAGACCAGGGAGGGTTTGACTATACAGCTGTCAGCAGGAAATGGAATGATAAGGGGTATCTAAAGAGAACCCCGCAAGGGAAATTTATACATAACACAAAGGTGTATGGAATCAAGTCAAGTTATATAAAACTTATTCTGCCACAGGATGACGACGATACGGATCCGAATGGATTTATGGTGATTGATGGGGAGCAGGAGAGGCTTCCATTTGATTAGATAGGGGGTCCAACCAGTCCAACCATGCAATTTTTTTAGGTTGGACCCTGAAACCCGCATAAAATAAGGCTTTTTTATATACAGTCCAACCAGTCCAACTAGTCCAACCAGTTTAATATATCTCGTATGGAGAGAAGAAAAGTTTGTATAAAATTTAACAATATAATTCTACTCTAAAAATATACAGTTATGCAACCGGATTTTAGGTTGGACGGTTGGACCATACGTAAAATCAAGGGTTTCCGGGCCGGATTTGGTCAAAAACCCGGTTGGACGACCTTAAAAAATGGTTGGACTTTAAGCAAAAGCAGGAGGATGGAAGAATGAGAATACCAATTATCAAGGTAAAAGACGGTGGCTATGAGCATATTGTAGGGACAAACAGCCATGATGTGCTTTACATAGACGAAAGAAGCGGAGGAATCCAGTACCTAAACATGCAGTGTCATGAAGGTACGAAAAAGTTTGGAGCAGAACAGACGATGCAGTTTGTTGGAAAACCAATGGAAGAATATGATGTGCTTGGCCCGGAAATCAAGTTTGTCACAGTGGAGGAACTGATTGAGATTGCCGTGAAATATATGAAGGAAAGCACAGAAAATAAACGAAGACTGCATGAAATGGCAAAGGTGTATTTGGAGGAAAAAGAAAAATGTCAGAAGCAGCTGGAAAATGATAATGTGTGGGATTCCAGCGGGGCGCTTCCCTTCTAAGGAGAATATCATGAGCAATAAAAGTACAGGAACCCAATTTGAAAAAGAATTTGCTGATATCCTGGCGGACCACTGGTTCTGGGTACATCTTTTTCAGGATAACAGGAACGGACAGCCATGTGATGTGATTGCAGCCAGAAATGGCCATACATATCTGTTTGACTGTAAGGACTGTCAGGGGGACTATTTCCTGCTCAGCAGGATGGAGGAGAACCAGTATAATGCCATGCGGCTGTTTGAGATGACGGGAAACAGCCGCGGCCGGTTCGCAGTCCGGTTTGGGCCAGGGGAGATATATCTGATAGGATACTGGCAGCTGAAAGCCTTGCAAGATCAGGGAGTGAAGCGATTTGACCGGAAGGACTGCCAGGTGTATGGAGAGGATTTCTTTTCCTGGCTCAATGAAAAAGACAAGGAAGATGGATGGAGTGATGAGGATGAAGGTGGTAATTGGAAGTGAGATACGGATAAAGGATGCAGAAAAGCCGCTGTATGACTGGTGCAGCGAAAACCTGATCCTGCCAAATCCGGAATATATAGACCGGACCCGCAGGGGCTTGTGGACAGGAAACACACCACGATACCTATGGCTTTACCGTGTAGAGGGCAGTGACCTGGTCGTACCGGTCGGCGTAGGGAAGCAAATCAGGCAGTTCGTAACGCCGGAAGATACGTTTGAGATACAGCTTGCCGATAACGGATACATAGAGTATTCAGGGACAATCCCTCTGTATGACTATCAGGAACCGGCAGTTAAGGTAATGAGCCATAAGAACTGCGGAATCCTACAGAGTCCATGCGGCTCCGGTAAAACACAGATGGGCATTGCCCTGGCGGCTGCATTATCACGCAGGACCTTATGGATTACGCACACGCAGGACCTGCTTACCCAGTCCTATGACAGGGCAGTCCAATACTTCCCCCGGGAAACGCTGGGAAAGATAACGGCGGGGAAAGTACGCATAGGCAGCCATATGACATTTGCAACGGTTCAGACATTGTGCAGGCTGGACTTGTCCCTATATCGGGACAGTTGGGATGTAATCATTGTTGATGAGTGCCATAGGCTGGCCGGTACACCTACGCAAATGACCATGTTCTACCGTGTAATGAACAGCCTGGCGGCTAGATATAAATATGGCCTGTCAGCTACGGTACATCGATCGGATGGGATGATCAGGAGTACATTTGCGGTGCTGGGACCGGTGGAATACCGGGTGCCGGATGAGGCAGTGGCTGATAAGACAATGAAGGTACGGATTGTGCAGCGTGATACCGGAATTGAGATCAGTCGGTACTGCCTGGATACGGATGGGACATTGGATTATGGAAAACTTATCCCGTATCTGACAGGCAATAGCCAGAGAAATGAGATGATTGTGAAGGACCTCCTCAACAACGCGGTGTGCTGGAACCTGGTTTTGTCTGACCGCCTGGAACATCTCAGGACCCTCATGGATCTTCTGCCGGAGGAATACAGGCTGTTTGCCGTAATGATTGATGGTAGCATGACAAGCAAGACAGGCAGGGCTGTCAGGGAGAAGGCAATTGAAGATATGCGGAACGGGAAGAAGCATTTCCTATTTGCCAGCTATTCCCTGGCCAAGGAAGGACTGGATATACCGCGTCTTGACCGGTTATACATGACCACACCTAAAAAGGATTTTGCGGTGGTCACACAGAGCATTGGAAGGATAGCAAGGGTATTTCAGGGTAAGGGCGATGCAATATGCTATGACTATGTGGATGATATCCAGTTCTGCCAGAATCAATACAAGCGCCGTCGAGCGCATTACAAGAAGGCGGGGTGCATCTTATGACCACAAAAGGGCAGATAGAACGAGATAAAGAAAATGGGAAGCTTGTAAAAGGCGTGTTCTGCGATGCATACAACTTTTACTTGAAGTATCACGGAAAACCTATGGAGCCTGGCACGTGGGACGGAGCGACGAGGGATTTTGCTGATATCATGGGGAAGTACAATGGAGCACCGATTTGCGGCAGGCTGATGCTGGCTACCTTCTCACAGCTGGAGGAAGAGACACGATGGATAGGGTAAAAGAAAAAAAAACAACCGGAATCCCCGGTCTACATCTGCAGCGAGTGCGGCAGGGAGATAAGCGGGGACCATGTTTATATCAAGACAAAGCGG